TTGAACAAGTAACAACCGGCGCGCCATCAATTACTTTGCGTGCTTTGCGGGCAGGCGAGCTAGAAGTTCAAATCATTGCCAAGAACTATCTTGGCAAGCAAAGCTCAACTGCAACAGCAACCTTTACGCTTGTTGGAAAGACAGCAGTTCCTGGTGATGTACAGAACCTTTCGATTGAACCGATCAGCGCCAACAGTGCTCGTCTGCGTTGGAATCAGACTGTTGATCTTGACGTAAAGGTGAACGGTCTTGTTCACATCAAGCACAGTAGCTTGACTGACGGGACAGCGACTTGGCCTAATTCAGTTGACCTAATCCCTGCCGTTGCTGGCAACTCGACTGAAGCCATTGTTCCGCTAGTCGCTGGTGAGATATTCGCCAAGTTTGAGGACGACTTAGGCAACAAGAGTACGAACGCAACCAGCGTAATCATGCAGTTCCCGGACACCTTGGGACGGCTTGCAGTTCAAACCCGCAGGGAAGATCAAGATACACCGCCTTATCAGGGCACAAAGACTGACTGCTTCTACAGCGACGACCTTGATGCGCTGGTGATTGACGGTGACGAGGATGTTGATGATGTGACAGACGTTGACGAAGTCACTTCTTTTGACTTCTTGGGCGACGTTCTTAGCTCTGCCGAGTATCAATTCAACAATACGCTTGATCTTGGCGCACGTTTCTCACTCGACATCACAAGGCGCTTTGTCACCAGGGCTTTCTTCCCTAACGACACGATTGATGCCCGCACAGCAAATGTTGATGATTGGAACGATTTCGATGGCACAGAAGCTGACGCAGTCAATGCCAAGCTGTATTTCAGAAGCACCAACGATGATCCGTCAGGCTCGCCGACTTACGGCGCATGGCAGGAGTTCATTTCTGGAACGTTTGAGGCCAGGGCGTTCCAGTTCAAAGCAGAGCTGAACAGCTCTGATATTGCGCAGAACATATTGATTGATGAGCTGGGCTACGAAGCGACGTTCCAGCGTCGGCAAGAAAACAGCAACGGCACTATCGCCTCAGGCACCAGCACCAAGAGCGTGACATTCGACAAAGCGTTTTTCGTGGGCACAGCATCGCTTGGTGGATCGAACGCTTACCTGCCTAGTGTTGCGGTAACGGTTCAGAACCTTGGCAACGGTGAGCGGCTAAACGTCAGCAATGTGAGTGCTACTGGCTTTGACGTGGACATCTTGAACAGCAGTGACGCCAACGTTGACAGGAACTTCACCTATGCGGCTGTGGGCTATGGCAAGGCGGTTTAACATACAAGCAATGTTGTCCAAAACGGGCTGAGGCATGGCTACTCACGATTATGTGATTGCTAATGGAACGGGGGCTGCGGTCCGTTCTGACTTAAATAACGCCCTTGCTGCAATCGTCAGCAACAACAGCGGCAGTTCTGAGCCAGCAACAACTTACGCATATCAATGGTGGGCAGATACGACTGCCAACGTCCTGAAGATCAGGAACAGCGCCAACAACGCATGGATCACGCTGCGTGAGCTTGACGGCACGATGCTGATTGAGGACGGTGGTGCCACAGCGCCTGGCCTCAGCTTTGCATCAGACACTAACACTGGCTTTTTCAGCGGCGGTGCTGACAAGATTGGTTTTGCTACTGGCGGTGCAGAGCGCCTTGAGATTGGCAGCTCTGAGGTTGTATTTAACGACCCCAGCAATGATGTTGACTTCCGCGTGGAGTCAAACGGCGTGAGTCACATGCTGTTTGTCGATGGAGGCACTAATCGCGTTGGCATTGGCGCTTCAGCCCCTGGGGTAACACTTGATATAAGTGCAATAAGTGCGGCAACTCGCATCACATCCTCAACCGGAACTAACCCTGCTTACCTTCAGTTTGTAAATACCGCAGGCAATGCTTATGTAGGTCTTGAAAGTTCATCGGGCGGTGGAGCAGCTGTTGGCAATGCGGCTTATGCGTTGCATTTATCGCATCAAGGTGCTTATCCAATTAACTTTTCAACCAATAATGCTTTAAGGGCGACTGTCGACAGCGCGGGGCGGTTTTTGGTTGGGACGTCAAGTGCTACGCATGGCGCTTCGGCAACTGCCGAGATCGCAGGTACAAACACTGATTACATTTTCTCGCTTACCAATGACACCGCCAGTGATACTGATGGTCATCGGTTTAGCTACTTGGCGTTCACCGGCACGCAAAGTGGTGGCGAACAAAGCATTCTTGCTTCAGTAAATGGCGCTCATGACGGCAGCGCTGATGACACAAAAGGAATGCTTGTTTTTAGAACCAATAGTGGTTCTGAAGGTGGGACGATTCCAACCGAGCGGATGCGTATTGACAGCTCTGGGCGGTTGTTGGTTGGGACGACTAGCGCAGCTTCAACCTCATCGGGCAATATCTTACAGAGTGTCCACTCCAGTGGATCGTCTTTAATTCTTGGCAGAAATGATACAAGTGTCGGCGATGGTGAATTCATTGGCGGTGTACGTTTCTTTGCAAACGATCCGTCTGGGTATAACGAAGTAGCAGCAATCTTATGTGAATCAGAAGGTTCGCATAACTCTAATGATTACCCGACAAGACTTGAGTTTTTTACCACAGCGGACAACGCAGGCAGCAAGACCGAGCGGATGCGGATTTCAAACAAGGGTGACATGTTTACTATAAATGGTGACAATGGAATAGTATCTAGATCAACTCTTTCTGCTGGAACTAGCAATACTGTCTTTCTTGGTCAACACAGTGCAACTAGCATTACTTCTGGCACAAACTCCTTTAAGGTCTTTACGAATGGAAATGTTCAAAATACCAACAACTCCTACGGCGCACTTTCTGACGTCAAGCTGAAAGAAAACATTGTAGATGCTTCTTCCCAGTGGGACGACATCAAAGACATTCGCGTTCGTAACTACAACTTTATTGAAGGCCAAACACACACCCAGATTGGTGTTGTCGCTCAAGAGGTTGAGACTGTATCTCCTGGCCTTGTCTTTGACACACCTGATCGTGATGACGAAGGCGTAGACCTCGGAACAGTTACTAAGTCGGTTAATTACTCCGTGCTTTACATGAAGGCCGTTAAAGCTCTTCAAGAGGCGATGGATCGCATCGAAACCCTAGAAGCCAAAGTTGCCGCCCTTGAGGCTGGCTAAGTAAACTTCCTCTGACTTCACATCGTCATGGCTAACAGCTACGTCTGGAAAATCGCTGACCTCAACAGAGACCTCAGCGACGGTTTTGCTCACACGGCTCATTGGGTCGTGACCGCAATCAGCGATCAGGTTGACTCTGAGGGTAACGCCTACAACTCAGGTGCTTATGGCAGCGTTGGTCTTGATCGTCCTGACACCTTGGCCGATTTTGAGGATCTGACTGAAGCTGACATCGTGGCAGCAGTGCAGGCCAAGCTTGGTGGCGCTGAAAAGGTCACTGAGATTCAGGATCAGCTTGCTGCACGCATCACTGAGCAGATCAACCCGACTCAGGCATCTGGCAAGCCCTCTGGCTGGTGATCTAATGCAACGCCCTGATCCGATGATCGCCTCCAAGCCTGGTGCGGAGGACGTACAAGCTATGGCGGCAAGAACGCTGTGGATGGAAGAGCTGTTCTTCCTTGATGGCCGCGACATGATTAGCCATCCTCAGCACGGTCTGTTCACTGGCTTGGCTCTGAAGTATCAGAACCTGGATTCAACTGACGGCTACTGATGGCCAAGTCACTTAGCGGGCAAAACTTTGTCCCTAGCAAGCCAAAAAAGACTCGTCAAGGGGATGGATCACATTCAAAACCGTCCCATGGACGAAAGAAGTATCGTGGCCAGGGAAAACGCTAATTCTCTTCCAAATGATCAAGCGTCTTGTTTTTGGTGCCATCGCTGGTGCTCTTGCCTTGGCCCCCCTGTCTGCACGCGCAGATTGGTACGTCAATCCTGAGCTGAATGTTGGTGTTGGCTTGGATTCTGGCGTTGGCTCTGGAATCCTTGAGGGCCACATCGGCTATGACTTTGACAACGGCGCCTACATCCAGGCTGGCCCTGCTGTCGTGTTTCCTGACGCTGGCGAAAAGGAAGTTGAGTTCACCGGCAAGGCTGGCATCAGCGGCGGCCCTCTTTACGGTGAGGTTTCGTTTGGCACTGGTGATGAGCTTGGCCTTGGCTTCAAGACTGGCGCTAAGTTCTCTTTCTGAGTTACCTTCTGGTTGGAACCTCACACGTTTCGTGGCCCCTTTGTAGGGGCCTTTTTCATATGCAAAAGGTCTGCAACTTGCTGGGTGTTCTTGGCTTCACCATTTCAACGACCCTGGCTGTAATGGGCGTACTGGCTTACCTGCGTGTCCCATCAATGGTTGAAAACTACGCCAGCAAGCTGAAGCTTGAGCTGACAAAAACGATTCTTGACAAGGTGCCTGTTCCTGAGATGCCTGAGATGCCAAAGCTGCCAACGGAGACCGGCCCTGCAATCACGTCACCATTTTAGTTTCGGCAGTTGGGTCCTCGTCATAGGCTTCAGGCCCGAAACCTTCAGCCTTGATTTTTGCCATATCAAGTTCTGGCGCGGGTGTTTCAGCTTCCTGCTCAAACGACGCAAGCCATTGCCGCAGTGAATCACCAGTTGGCGTTCCTTTGGGCCATTTGACCCATTTCAAGATTGCCTTTGGCTCAGTAAATGGCCTGGCAGTTTTGCCTGACATGACGGTGTAAACGACAGGCGGACCTTCACGCCTGCGATTACGTTCAATCCACAGCTGGCCAGCAGTAAACCGCTCTGCCTTCATGGAAATCCGTGAAATCGTTGTGCCTGAGATTAACTCGGCTGTTGACCTGCCACAGGTTGCAATACCTCAAGCGCCACCAATAACCCTAGATATAGGTGTGCCTGTGATTGAGTTGCCGCACTTCAACCCCATGGACATGGAGCCTGAGGTTGAACCGCAGCCTGTAAAGCCTGCTAGGCCAAAGCCTGCGGATCCGCCACCAGCTGCAAAGCCACCGCCGGTCAAGCTCCCCACAAAAGAACCACCAGCAGCAACAGCACCAGCGCCAACAGAACAACCACCTGTCGAATCAAAACCACTGACTCAACGCATTGTTGAGGCGATCCCAACCATTCCGCAAGCGGTCAACACTGCAGGGACATCAGCGATTGCTGTGTCAGCAGCCTTGGCAACCCCAATCCTGCTCAAGGCAATCAGGCCGGCGATAAAGAAGTTGGCGAAGAAACTTCAGCAGGCAATCGGCAAAAAACCGAAACCAGAAAGCGTCAGGGAGCGGAGGAAGTTCCAGAGGTCTTTACGGAAATAGAATGGGTGTGAGGAAGAGGTTGGTGTGCCCGGACATCACGGCACACCTTTTCATAAGGGCTGCCCTTGGCAAAGCGGATGCCCTTCATCATCAGCTCCCCACAGTGCTTGAGCCTGCTGATCTCGAAGTCAAGCCGTTTATTGGCCAGCAACTGTTGCTGAAGTGCCAGCTGCGTGTCTACTGCCTCTTTGCACCTGCGCTGCAGGCCCTGGTCCAGCGGGATAGTTGCCTGGATGGATAGGCCCAAGTTCCAGTTGTGGTTGTCCTTCTGTCCTGTTCGGGTGTCCTTGTAGAACAGCACATCACCTGGGTTGTCCAGCCTGCCGTCATCATCCAAATCACTCAGGTCATAAACCGGGTCTGGGTAGCTGTATTCGTAAGGCAGGCCCCATGACTTGGTTCTGTTGAGGTATGGCGTCACTGTCAGCGTCGGGCCTTGGCATTGGATGTTTCCGCCGTACGTGTTGGTGATGGCGGAGCCTTGCAGGATCTGCACTGCCTGATTAGAAACAGAGCCGCTGCTGGTTGCGGTTGGGCTTGCTGTTGCAGATATGCCGCCAACGTCTTGAGCGTTGACTGGTGTTGTGCTGATTATTCCGAGAAGGATGAAACCGTATCTGTAACGCTTGTGATTTCTGTCACGCGTTGGATGGTTGTCACATTGGACAGCCCTGGCCCTTTGAGGCTTTCGACGAACTGAAAGGCTTCCCCAGGCTTGACGATTGACCAGTTGGGTCGTTCTCCTAAAGAGGTCCATCCGTTGACCGTTGTGTTGGAGACGGGGTTGATTGCACCGTCTGGAGCAATGTTCACTCCGCTGGCACTGTATTCAAAGCCCGTTGAATAGTTTTCACTGACAATTGTTTCAGTGACCTTACTGGTTGTTTCTGTGTGGCTGGACATTGTGCCCTGAGTGAACTGAGGCACCACAGGCACGGCGCAAGCTGCTGGCGCAGAAAGCAACAGCAGCAAAAGCCAGCGCATCAATCCACTTCAATGCTGAGGACAACTTGGCCAGTAGCAGTCGTGCCAGCACCACCGGCTGTGATGGTCATTGCTCCATCTGATGCGATCGTTCCAGCCAAGCTCCCAGCCACACCGCCTGAAGTGGTCGTGGTGTTGCCAAGCATCGGCAGGCTGGTGACAACACCGCTGCTCACTGAGGTTGCCGTTGGAGTGGCATCACCTTCAATGTAGGACTCGCTGTAGCTGAAGGCGTCTCCTGCTGTTGTGATGCTGTAGGCACCTGGCGTATAACCCACAGCAGAACCAGCAGTGAGAGTCCCGAGGACAGGAGCAGTATCCAGAGTGACGTTGCTACCGCTGACAGAAAGAGTGCTGCCAATCCTTGAAGCTTGGGATGCAGCGCCATCAACTTGCAGTTGCACGGAGGACTGAATCTTGTGAGTGATGTCTGCCTGGGCAGGCAAAGCAGCCGCCAATGTGATTCCCAATACCAAAAGTGTGCGGGTCATTTGATGCCAGCTTTGGTGTCTTTGTTGTCAACGATAGTCGGCTTCTTGTTGCCCCCACCGTTGTTCTTGCGCTCAATGCCGAATGATGCCATTGCACCTGTGAGCAGTGATGCAACGAAAGTGTTGTCCATTTTCATTTGAGGGAAGATCCCCAAATACGAGGCAGTCAGCAGGGCAGCACTCCAAGCAAGGACCAAAGCCTTGACGACATCTGCCATAGAGATGCCTTCCTTTTCGTGGTTGTCTTCTGGAGTTTCTGCCATGGCGCAACAGAGCTACTCTTTAAGGGTAACTAGGCCAAGCAAATGCTTCTAATCCTCAAGCCTTTGGTCATGACCATGTGGCGCTCAAGGGCGTTTAAAGAGTTGATTGTGGCGATGTTGGAAAAGATTGTCACCCGCACTGACAACGATTTGGATGACCTTGCTGTGAAGCACCTGAAAGATTTGCTGTTGCCTGACACACGAGTTGAAAAGTGAGTGGCGTCCGGCATCATCCAAGTGACCTTGTTGGTGATGGCCATGGGCTTGGCCCTACTGCCGTTCTTTCAGTTTTTTCGTGGTACGCCCCACCAGCTGGCTGCAATTAAACAACTTGAGGAGTCAATGCCGCCGGAACTACTGGAGGAGCATGAGGCTGACTGGTTTCAGGCTTGGAAAGAAAGCGGCTATGACCAGCAGATCTACATGCCTTACTTCAGGCAGCTCGACAACAAGACCGGCACTGGCTACAGGGAGTGCTTTTCGAGTGCGGCTGCCATGGTGGCGGCGTTTTACAAGAAGGTTCGTACAGATGATGAGTACAACCAAATCCGCGCCAAGTACGGAGACACCACATCAGTAGAAGCACAGCTGGCAGCCTTGCGAAGCCTTGGCCTGCAGGCTGAGTTCCGGAAAGACGGCGATGCTGACATGGTTGAGCTTGAGCTTGAGGCTGGGAGGCCAGTCTTGGTCGGTTGGCTGCATGCGGGGAACATGCTCCTCGGGGAGCCACCGATGTGTAATGGGATGGGCTGTGGCCATTGGAGCGTGATCAGTGGCTATGCAGGCAAGAACAGCAGCGATCCAGAGTGGATCATGCAAGACCCCCTGGGCTATCCAGAGATGGAAAAGGGTGGCCACTCCAATCCACACCTAGGGCGCAATGTCCGTGTCAGGCAGGCTGCGTTTTACCAACGCTGGCAGGCAGAAGGGCCGAAAACTGGTTGGGTGATTTTGGTGAATCAGTGAAGTCTCAGTAGGATTATTTTTTGCGTCCAACGGATGGCGGTTTTGTGTGATTGGGAGATCAAGGCCAGGTGCCGGCAAAGCCGGATGGTCGTCCCATTCAATGAAGACTTACTGAACCCTGCCAGCTTGGATCTGCGCTTGGGCGATCACTTGATGATTGAAAGCATCTACAGCTCTGAACTGGTGCGTATCAACATTGCAGACAGGACAGAAGATGACCCGTTCATGCTTCAGTCCGGCGAGTTTTGCTTGGCTGAGACACTTGAGCTGTTTAACCTTCCCGACGACATCAGCTGCCAATTTGTACTCAAGTCAAGCCGTGCAAGAGATGGCCTTAAT